CTGCTGGCGTTTCAGGAGAACGGCATCCACTCAATGGCCCAAGTCGATGCCGGTATGCGCGTTGCCCGCCGCCAAGAGCGCCCATTCCTGCCGTCACCGGGTCAGTTTGTCGCCTGGTGCAAACAGAGCGGCGGAGCGCTGGGCATCACCGTTGAGCAGGTTATCAAAGAATACTGGGACTGGCGTAACCGTTCATTCGAGTTCACCTCCAGCGAGCAATTCCCCTGGTCTCAGCCGGTCATGTACCACATCTGCGTAGAACTGCGCCACCGCAGCACAGAGCGCCAGTTAACGCATGGTGAGTTGGCGCGCGAGGCAGGAGATCTGCTGGACATGTGGGAGAAACGCGTCACCGAGGGTAAGCCAGTGCCGCCGGTACGCCGGGCGATTGCAGCTCCTGCTGCCGAACACGGGCCGACGCCGATCCAACTGCTTCAGGCCAAGTACAACCGCAACAAGTCGAACGGGATGGTGTGAGATGAAAGGCAAACAGGCAATTCTGCGTTATCTCGAAACGCACCGGACCTTCACAGCGAAGGATGTAGCCACAGAGTGCGGCATGACCATCAACTGCATCACGAAGAACGCTATCGATCTGGAGCGGGCCCGCAAGATTGTCCGGGTGAGCAAGGTCTGGCGAACGGTGACTTATCGCCAGGCGACGCCGGAAGAACAGGCTGGCACCGCGCGCAGCTGCACTAACGGAATATTTCAGGAGTGCCGGAACAGCGCTGCGATGAAGCGAGTATTGATGGTTTGGGGGAGGGTTGGGGTATGAAAATCGAAGATATCAAAAACGTTGCGGTGTTTTTCAATTTGAACGGCAAGACAGTAGCGTTACGAATGGATGCTGATCAGAAGCGGATCGTCGCATTGATGGCGCTGAACATGGCTGATGCTCGGGCAGAACTGATTGAGGTGCCGCACATGACTTTACCAGCAGACCCAGCCATGCAGGAGGCCGCCCAATGAGCAACATCGACAAACTTCAAATACGCGCCGAATACGTTGAACCTGGCGATGTCGTTATCACCTCTCATGGCAAGCGTTACACCGTCAAATCGTTCTGGATGGAAGATGACACTGTAACCCTGTTCGGGACTGATGGCTCTGAAACCGAATATGACTATGACGAAATGCTCGATGTTGAGAGGGCCAACCCATGAGCACTATTACCAGATCACCAGTAACGCACAATTTGAAGATTTGGCCTGAATACTACGCAGCGGTATGCGCCGGTGATAAACGCGCAGAACTGCGTTGGAATGACCGTGATTATCAGACTGGAGACATTCTCGACCTGTGCGAGTGGGATCCGAACGAAGAGGCTTTTACGGGTGAGTTCATCAGCGTGGCCGTGACACACGTTGCTGAACTCGGGCAATGGATGCCTGGTTATGTGCTGCTGAGTATCGCGCTGGCATCGCTCGAAGCGGAGCCTGTGTGCGTAATCGACCAGTCCAATCTTGATTATCTCAAATCTGGCTCCGATGCAGACGTATGGCCGGCATCCAGAACAGAGATGGGTGATGTGCTTCTGTATCGCTCTGCCCCTCCAGCGCCGGTATCTGTGCCTGAATGGACAGACGAGCAGTGCATGGAGTTCCTGTCTATCGCTTTCCGGCATGCAGAAATTAACGGCGACCTTGAGCTGGACGATATCCGCCTGGGTGTGAAGATGGTCAATGGTAGCCGCGCCGCCATGCTTCAGTGTGCAGAAAACCCCGAGTCGCCCAGCGGCAACTCTCCGGTGATTCCGGCTGGATGGGTGGCTTGCGGTGAGCGGATGCCGGAGCGTGATTATGTGCTGGCTGCCGATTTTAGTGGAAAGCAGTATCCATCATATTTGCCAAACATTCAGATTGGCATATATGCAGACTGGTTCGATGACGGAAGGCCTTGTTGGGATGATGGCGATGGAAATGACCTGCACCTTAAGCAGGTAACGCACTGGGCTCAAATTCCAGCAGCGCCGCAGCAGGAGGTTTAAGGTTCTACTTATCTTTTACATTTCGAGCGCGTCCTAACCAAATAATTGAGGGTATAATCCTGTCGTCAAATAATAAAAGGCGACAGGGTTATGGTAAAGGTATTGGTTTATGGTGGTGGACATGATGGCGCTGTTCGTGAAGTTGAGTCCGCAAATTCACCCGTAAGAATCTTCCGCGGCGACTGGGTCCGCGATCGTGATGCTCATCATGCAGGCGGAAAGGTGGAAGCGGTCAATTGCGATGAGGAGTTTTCAATTCGTGAGTTTGAATATGCTGAAGGCCAGATTTATTTTATCGCCGAGCATGGCGTAACCATTCCAGATGAAGAGATCAGGAAGCGTATTGACGTGTTGCGCAGCTAAAAGTCTCTGCCATGAGTGAATTCAATATTGCAGCCAAAAGGCAAGATGAGCGCGACAAGGTGAACGTTGACCTGGCAGCCTCGGGAGTGGCGTACAAAGAGCGCCTGAACATGCCGGTTATCGCTGAGGTAGTGATGCGCGAGCAGCCCGAGCATTTGCGTGATTACTTCCTTGAGCGTTTGCGCTATTACCGCGAGCAAAGCCTCTCTTTGCCAAAAGCATCTGACCCTCAATATCTCAAACAGGAGGAAGGTAAGTGAAATTCTCTCGAATCGAACAAAGCCCAGTAATGGATAAGGGAAACTACGTGAAAATCGATCATGATTTTGGCTACTTTTTAGACCCGAATAAGATGGCTTCAATCGCTAACTATGAAGATGAGTCAGCAGCACTGTTAAAATTAATGTTAATTCATGAGGACTTTCTTCGAGTTGTTATTGAGAACTTAAGGCCTGAGGGTTCAGAAAAGTACAATGCCATCAAAAACTATAAGTATTTTACCCCGAAACTCTCAGCTGCCGTTCTCTTAGGGCTTCCTGTGTCACTTGCTGATGCGATGTCTGAACTTAACAGCATTCGAAACAAGTACGCTCATAAAATTGACTACGTCATTACAAACGAAGAAGTTGACAAGCTTGCGGAAACGATTAAAAAAATAAAAATAGAAGAAATTAACCACGGTGGCTATATAAATCAAGTTATTGAGCCAATCCTAAAGGATGGGATCTACGCTGTTGCACTGATGAACGATCTACCTCCTAATTTGGAAGAAAATCGTCTTCGTATATGCAAATTAGTCACTAGCGCACATTGTATGTGCTTGCTTGGTGCTTTTTGGTTGATTAATACTCTTCACGTTAAGGATAAACTGAAGCTTTCCAGGTCTGAATAGTCAAAAAGGAATGCTTCTGCAAAATTGATTTTCCGGAATCAACCAGCCATAATCATGTCATCGGAGCCTGAACAACTCCGGTGACTTCTGCGCATTTAAGGGGACTTAAATGCGACCACAATCTGAACTCCTCACCTTGTCACAGATGCAGAAATGCACCTGCGATTTTCTGCATTCTGCGTTACCTCTCGGAGGTGGCGTATGAAGCAGCACTACTGCATCGTTAACGACACCGTTAAAGACAATCTCATCGCATACATTCGCACCCTGCCAGTTAACCCTCGCGCGCCGATGGTGGTCGAGGCCCGGGAAGAAACCCGCACTGATAAGCAGAATCGTTTGATGTGGCCGCTGCTGAAAGACTTGGCTGACCAGGTAGTCTGGCACGGCGAAAAGCTGACCCGCGAAGAGTGGAAGGACCTGATCACCGTTCTGGTGAATCAGACCCAAGACCAGGAACAGAAATCCGCGCCCGGTATCAACGGGGGCCGCGTTTATTTCGGCGTCCGCACATCCAAATCCAGCAAGCGCTACATGGTCGACGTCATCGAGGCGATTTACTGGTTCGGCACCGACCGCGGCGTGAAGTTCTCAGAGGCATCCAGTAAGCGCATTGCCTGGGCTCAGGAGTGGAGGGCTTCCCGTGGGTAGTCCTCTCGCACGCGTCATCACAAACGAAATATTCCGCGTTCCGGCGCGCCGCCAGCGCAAGGCCGCGGTTAAGCCGTACGACATCCCAACACTGAAGGGCTACACCGCCCGCCTGGTTGATCAGAAATGGCTGCGCCTTGCGGCGAGGAGAGGTCATGCGTAAACCAACCCGTCGCACCTGCAAGGTCTGCAAAGAGAAGTTCACCGCCACCTTCGATAACGTCTGGTGGTGCTGTCCTGAGCATGGCGCCATATACGCGCTGGATTTGAGGGCAAAGCAGAAGGTGAAAGAGGCCGCTAAGCGTATCACTGAACAGAAAGCGGAAGAGAAGGTCGGGCGTATACGCCGTAAGGCCAAGCGTGAGTCACTCAAGTCTAAATCTCAGTGGGATAAAGAGGCTCAATCAGCTTTCAATCGCTACATCCGGATCCGCGATGAAGGTAAGCCATGTGTCAGTTGCTGCAATCCACTTATGGGAAAAAGCAATTACCTGACTGGCAGCGCCATTGACGCCAGCCATTACCGTTCACGCGGCGCTGCCTCACACCTCAAATTCAACGTGTTTAACGTCCACTCAGCGTGCACCCGGTGCAATCGTCAATTGAGCGGTAATGCCGTCGAGTATCGTATTCGGCTGATTGAGCGTATTGGCTTGGAGCGCGTCGAACGTCTTGAATCAGACAACGAGCCGCGCCGGTTCGATATCCCATACCTTCAGCGCATCAAAT